AAAGCCCGACGCCCCCAGAACGCGCACCGTCGCAGTTCAGGGGTTTTCAGGGGCCAGCAAGTTAAACTACAAACAAGGGGGAAATATGATCATCGAAAGTTTGAAGAACCTCGCGGTTCCGATTGAGTCATTACAAGGACTACCAGGCAACCCACGTCTTGGCGACATCGATGCAGTTGCGGCGTCATTAGATCGCTTCGGCCAGCGAAAGCCAATCGTTGTGCGCAAAGATGACGGCACAATCATCGCTGGCAATCACACCTGGCAAGCCGCAAAGAAACTTGGCTGGTCTGAAATCGCTGTGGCTTATGTTGGAGATGATGATGTGACCGCGCAGGCTTATGCCCTTGCCGATAACCGCACTGCCGAACTAGGCAGCTACGATGAGCAGGCATTGCTTGATTTGATTGAGGAAGTCCACGCAGTCCTTCCAGAGTTTGTCCGTGATGCCGGTTGGTCTGATGAGGCAGTAGCAGAATTGGTTGCCAAGATTGAAAGCGAGCAACCACTCAAAGAAATTGATGAAGATGAAATACCAGAGCCACCAGTTGAGCCAGTAACAAAGCTCGGTGACATTTGGCAACTTGGTCGCCACCGCCTGATGTGCGGTGATAGCACTGATGAGATTCAGGTCACAAAGTTAATGAATGGCGAAAAAGCCGATATGGTTTTTACTGATCCTCCTTATGGATTTAATTATATAAAAAAATCAGATGGTTCAAGTATAAAAAATGATGGAAAAGAATTTGAAACTATTATTAAAATGGCATTACAAAATATAAAAGTTGAAACATATTTTGTTTGTGGTGATGCTAAAACTAGCCGGGCTTTTTTAAGAGCAACAGAAAATTTAGGAGAACCAAAAACAATTGTTGTTTGGGTCAAACCAATTCAACATCGTATGCACAAATTTGAGCCTTGCCACGAATTTGTTTATTTTTGGGGATTAAATGGAAATCCTTTTTATGGAGAAAATGTTTTTCAATCTAAACGAGCTATTGAAAAATATCATCCGACAGTTAAACCAATTGAATTAATTGTGTACTGTTTGGAATCAACTAAAGGAAATCTTGTTGTTGATCTTTTTGGTGGTTCAGGTTCGACTTTAATAGCAACGGAACAAATTAATCGAAAATGTCATATGATGGAAATCGACCCCAAGTATTGCGATGTCATCATCAAGCGATGGGAAACGCTCACAGGTCAGAAAGCAGTGTTATTGAATGCCTAATCCACCTAAACCAACAGAGCAGAAACGAAGAACAGGTAATCCTGGCAAGCGTCCATTACCAGCTTTAAAAAATGTCATTGCATTGCCGATGGCAACTGAAACTCCTGCGCCACCTCGTCCACTAGGACAAGAAGGAATGAAACTATGGGATCGCATCTGGAATTCAGGACGCACATGGATTAGTCCAACATCAGATATCGAACTCGTAACAATCCTGTGTGAGTCGATGGATGAGCGCACGCAGTTACGTCTGACAGTTTTACGTGGTAGTGACTGGCGCGATCGCGTAGCACTTCGCACACTAGAGAGCCAGTTAATCACAATCCTTTCAGCTCTTGGCCTCAACCCGGTCGAGCGTTCGCGACTTGGACTCGCAGAAGTCCAGGCACAAACACGCATTCAGGAATTGATGACGCGATCACGTGGCTAGTAAAAAAATACACTCATGGCCGCCGCGTTGGATAACGCCGGTGCCATTGGCAGACCGCAAGCGTGGCGATGGCTCTTTATATTCTGAATTTGCTGAAGCAGTTTGCAGAGTAACTAAAGACTCAGTCGCAGCTCCAGCCGGCGAACTTTTACATCTTCGCGATTGGCAGAAGGAACTTCTCAACCACGCACTTGCACGCAGACCAGATGGCCGATTCAAACACAGAGTGGCGTTGGTTGGAATGGCACGCAAGAACGGCAAGTCCGCGCTCGCAGCTTCGATGGGTTTATCAGCACTCACACTTGGCGGCAACGGATCAGAAATTTATTCATGTGCAGCAGATAGAGATCAGGCACGCATCGTCTTTGGAACAGCAAAGCGAATGGTTGAACTCGACCCAGAACTTTCTTCGATGTTCACACTTTACCGAGACGTAATCGAATACAAAGATAAGGGATCGGTTTATCGCGCCCTTTCAGCAGAGGCATATACGAAAGAAGGACTCAACCCTTCGCCGATTGTTATCTTTGACGAAGTTCATGCGCAACCAAACCGTGAACTCTGGGATGTAATGTCACTCGCTGGCGGCGCACGATCCGATTCACTTTTACTTGGAATCACCACAGCAGGAGTAAAGACGCAAGCAAACGGCCAAGATAGCCTCGCCTATTCTTTGTATCAATACGGACAGAAGCTCGTAAAGGGCGAACTTGTTGACCCGTCTTTCTTCTTTGCCTGGTGGGAACCGAAAAACCCAGAAGCAGATCACAGAGACAAGCAGCTCTGGATTGAATCGAACCCTGGCTTCGCAGACATTGTCGATGCCGAAGATTTCGAGAGCGCAGTCCTGCGAACACCAGAGGCAGAATTTAGAACCAAGCGAACAAATTGCTTCGTATCAACAGCAACCGCATGGCTTCCAACAGGATCATGGGAAGCATTAATCGATACCGAAAGAACGCCAGAACCCGGAGAAGAAGTTATTCTTGCATTTGACGGCGCGTTCTCAAACGACAGCACAGCGCTTGTAGCCTGGCTGACTGGCGGAGACAAACCACATCTGATGGTTGTTGGAATCTGGGAACGACCAGACGACGCAGAACAAGGATGGCACGTGCCGGTGGCTGAAGTCGAACAGACAATCATCGACACTTTCAGAAACAGCAACTTCCAAACCAGAGAGATTGTCTTCGACCCAGCGCGATGGCAGCGAACCTTTATGATTCTCGATGAACAAGGAATGCCAGTCGTCTCATATCCAAACAGCGCAGAGCGAATGGTTCCAGCAACACAAAAGTTTTACGAAGCGGTCGTCAATCAAAGTTTCACTCACGACGGTGATGAAAGAATGGCAAGACACATAACAAACTGCGTCACGAAGCAATCATCTCGGGGCGTCATGGTTGCAAAGGCAAGCTCGAAGCGGAAAGTCGACGCGGCCGTTGCAGCAATCTTCGGATATGACAGAGCAACACAGCCACCAGAACCAAAGCCACCAGTGGCTCGGTTCTTCTCGGTTCAACTTTAGGAGCGCAATGAAAAAAATAGATTTCTCACTCATAGCAGAAGTGACTGGCGTAGCATTAGCGACCACAGGAATTGCAATGCTTTCATTGCCAATTGCATTAATTACACTTGGAACATTTCTAGTGTGGATCACAGAAAAGGCTAACTGATGAGTCTATCGAAGCGAATAAGAGAAGCAGGACAAAAGCGAGCAAACGATAGCCAATATATCGAGCCACTTATTCCAGGACGCCCTGCTTACATGGCCCCATCTGGAATCGAAGTCAATGCAGATTCTGCAATTCGCATGTCAACAGTTTATGCATGCGTTAGATTACTTGGCGACACAATCTCATCATTGCCACTTGCAGCATACGTCCGACGCGGCAGAAACAGAATCTCATACGCGAGCGTTTACGGATCACAACCAGCCTGGATTAACAAACCAAATCCAGAAGCATCACGCCTAGAGTTTTACGAGCAAATTATTGCTTCACTTAATATTCACGGAAACGCATACATTCTGACCGTTCGCGATGACATGGACGAAGTGCAAGAGGTTTATTGCGTGCATCCAGATGACGTTCGAATTGAACGACCACGTCCAGGCGAGCCACTTATCTACAAGATGAGAGATCCAGAAGGAACATTCTCGCGAACTCTTACATCACGCGAAATGAAACACATTCCACTGTTCAGACTTCCCGGATCGCTTTACGGCCTCGGCCCAATCGCAGCAGCTCGACTTACAATCGGCGCAGCGATGGCAGCAGATACATACGCAGCCGCATACTTTGGCAACGCAGCAAATCCAGGCGGCGTCATTGAAGTGCCGGGCGAGTTAACAGAAGAACAGGCAGGCGACATCGGCCGCGATTGGAACATCACTCACACCGGGCCATACCGCGCAGGCAAAATTGGAATCCTTTCAGGCGGCGCACAATTCCGTCCGCTGACATTAAACGCCGCAGACGCGCAGCTCTTAGAGGCGCGACGCTTTAACGTAGAAGACATTGCCAGATTATTCCGAGTGCCGATCAGCCTATTAGGACACCCGGTTGCAGGAGCGATGTCATTTGCCAGCGTTGAAGCTCAAAACCTTTCATTCGTGCAGCATTCGCTTCGCCCATTATTGGAACGAATTGAACAATCAATGTCCGAATTACTTCCAGAGCCAGATGGATTTATTAAATTCAATCTTGATGCATTGCTTCGTGGAACCACACTCGAACGATTCGATGCATACACAAAGGGCTTACGCGAAGGTTTCCTATCTTTGAACGATGTTCGCGCCGTCGAAGATTTAGCACCACTTGGAGAAGCAGGCGATCAATTCAGAGTGCCACTTCAAAACATCGACGCAGCAGATGCACCAGACGTCGGACTCAAGCTACGAGCAGAGATCGCGTCAATGTTGATTCAGGTCGGTTTCGATCCAAAGGCAGTAACAGAGGCCATCGGATTACCAGAAATGACCCACACAGGAGTTCCAAGCACACAATTGCAGCCAGTCGCCACGATTGATCCAGCAGATCCGGCAGCAGTTTATGGAGTGGAATAAATGCCATATTTGATAAGCGACAAGCAGAGCGATTGCGCTGGATGGGCAACCGTCAAGGAAGAAGCAGATGGCAGCTACACCACAATCGGATGCCACGAAAATAAGCAAGACGCAATCGACCAGATGGTCGCGGTTTCAATTGCAGAAGATATGGAACCAGGCGGCGAAGTAAGCAAGCGCGAACTGCCTAGTAATTACAGACCAGCACTTTCAGAAGATGTGCCAGAAGGAAGAGCATGCGGAAATTGTTTCTTTTACAATGAAGAAAAACAAAATACAGAAGGAACAAAGGCTTGGTGCGAGCGCTGGAATGATTATGTTGATGGAGCCTATTACTGCAACGCATGGCAACCAGAAACAGGCAACAGGCAAGTAGATCTAAGCGTTCCACAATTTATCCAAGCAAACGCAGAGCGTGGCCTTCAATATTTACGTGATGGATATGGCGGCGACGGTCTGACCGAAGGAACCAAGCAAGCAGCTCGAGATATGGCAGCAGGAAACATCACCGAAAACAAGATCAGGAAAATGGCCCCCTGGTTTGCAAGGCACAAAGTCGATGGCCAAGCTCCAAAGAACAGCAACCCATCCGATTCACAATACCCAGGCCCAGGATTAGTCGCCTGGCTTTTATGGGGCGGAGATTCAAACTTCAGCGACCGAGCAGAAAACTGGGCGCAGAGAAAAATAGACGCACTCGACGCAGAAGCAGACTCAAGGAGAAAAATGAAAAAAATCGAACGCCGCACATTTACGATCAAGAACGTAGAAGCACGCCAGGCAGAAGACGGAACGATGCGCCTTTCGGGATATGCAGCCGTATTCAATGACGATAGCGTGCCGCTTCCATTCATCGAGAGAATTGCACCGGGCGCATTTCGCAAGACGCTAACCGAGACACCAGATGTCCGCCTCTTGATCAATCACGAAGGCCTACCTTTGGCAAGAACAAAAAACGGAACGCTTCGCCTGAAAGAAGACGAAATCGGACTTTACATGGATGCCGATCTACCAGACACGCAAGCAGCTCGCGACCTTTACACATTGGTCGAGCGCGGCGATGTAGATCAGATGAGCTTTGCATTCCGAGTGATTCGCCAGAGATGGAACGAAGGAAGAACAGAGCGAACCCTCACAGAATTATCACTTGCAGACGGAGACGTAAGCGTCGTGACTTACCCAGCTTATCCAACAACAACAGTCGAAGCCCGGGAACAATTGAAAGAAGCGATGCAAGCAGTTAAAGAAGGACGCGATATCAGCCCAGAAACTATGCTGGTGCTAGAAAATATCTTCTCCGATTTATCAGAGGGGCACGAATACATTATGAAAGCAGCTCAAATCATGTCTGAATTTATGACGATGGAAGATTCCACTTACATGGATGAAGAAGAAGACCGCGCAGTCGACACAGTCGGCAGCTTCGTCTCATGGGATTCTTCAGGCGGAAGAGCACGCGGCAAGATTGTGCGCGTTGTTCGCGAAGGCTCCCTAAATGTTCCAGAAACAGATTTCACAATTAATGCAGAAGAAGGCAATCCTGCTGTTCTCATTCGCCTCTATCGCGAATTGCGAGATGGCTATGTTGCTACCGATACATTGGTAGGACACAAGGCATCAACACTTACAGCAATCGATCCATTGCCAGAACCAAGCCCTGAAGAATCAAATCGTAAGATTTCTCTTCGACTTGCAAAAGCAATCGTAAACAATACCAAGTAGAATTCTGCTGCAATCAGCAGATACAAAGCCGGAGCGCCTCTCGCACCCAACATGCGCCGCGAGACGAAGTGACACCACTTTGATCCAAACCCTAATCAGAAGGAGATCAACAAATGTCAAAGTCTTTCCTTGACAAATTGATCGAGCGTCGTGATGCAGTTAAGTCAGAGATGGACGCAGTTCTCGAAGCAGTAGCAGAAGAGAACCGCACTGACCTAACAGCAGAGGAAACCACAAAGGTGGATACACTCGTAGAAGAATCACGCTCACTCGATGCAAAAATCGAAAAGATGAAAACACAAGCAGATGCAGATGCAAAGGCATCTGAAATCCGCTCAGCAGTTTCAGATGTTGTAATGCCACGCAATGTCGGCGGCGCAACAGTTACACGCGAAGAGCGCACATATTCAGCAAACTCAGCAACATCATTCGTGAAGGATGCATTTAATGCACAATTTTCAAATGACTATGCAGCAAACGAACGCCTTGCACGCCACATGCGTGAAGAGTCAATCGAACGCCGCGATGTTGGAACAGCACAATTCGAAGGTCTTGTAATTCCACAATACCTAGTCGACCTTGCAGCTCCACTTGCACGCGCAGGCCGTCCATTTGCAGACGCAGCAACAAACAAGATGGCACTTCCACCAAGTGGAATGACCCTGAACATATCTCGCATGACAACAGGATCATCGACAGCCGTCCAAGTTACACAGAACGATTCAATATCAGAAACAGATATCGATGACACCCTGTTGACAATCAACGTCCGCACAATTGCTGGTCAGCAAGATATTTCACGCCAAGCACTAGAGCGCGGAACAGGCATTGACACATTCGTCATCGCTGACTTGATCAAGTCATGGCACACAACACTCGACTCACAAATCCTAAATGGCGCAGGCACAGCCGGCACAATCAAGGGTCTTCGTGCATCAGGTGGAAATGCAATCACATTCACATCAACAGCACCAACAGTCGCTCTGCTTTATCCAAAGCTTGCTGATGCAATTCAACAGATTCAAACAAATGCATTCGTTTCACCAACACACTTCGTGGTTCATCCACGTCGCCTAGCGTTTCTACTTGCAGCAGTGGACAGCCAAAACCGTCCGCTTGTTGTTCCGGTCGCTAATGGTGCAACAAACGCAATCGGCGTCGGCGGAGCACCAACATACGGAAACTCCGGATACCAGATGCTCGGACTTCCAATCATCACCGATGCAAACATCGGAACCACATACGGAACCACAACAAACCAAGATGAAATCTATTGCGTAACAGCAAGCGAATCTCATCTCTGGGAACAACCAGGATCACCATTCGCTCTTCGCTTTGATGCGACAGGCGCTGGCAACCTCACAATCAAGTCTGTTGTTTACGGATATGCCGCATACACAGCAGAGCGCTACCCACTTGCAGCCTCAATCATTTCAGGCACAGGTCTAAGCGCACCAACCTTCTAATAGAAGGCCAGCACTAAATTGTGCAGGGCGAGTGGCCCACCCCCCGAGTCACTCGTCCTGCACTTCTAAACAGGGGGAAACAAATGAAAACAGGACACAAAGTAACAATCGGTTCATGCGATCCAGGATTAGTAAACGGATCATTCGCATATCGGCTTATTCAGCTCGCTCAAGCAAGAAGCAGCAGGCTAGGGCCGTTTGTAAGAATTAAAGGTTCCGGACTTTTATCAAAGCAACGAAACCGAGTGGTCAAACAATTTCTAGACAATACAGATAGCGACTGGCTTCTTATGTTGGACTCAGACGAGCAATTGACGACGCAAGCATTCGACGCATTGATCGACACAGCCCACGACAAAGAACGCCCAATCGTCGCAGGCCTTGTCTTTGCAGGATTTGGAGTGCCAGGCAAGCCTTACCCAAAACCAGTCCCCTGCATATTTCAGGATTCAGATCAAGGCTTTCTCCCACTTTACAAATATGACAAGAACGCGGTTTTCGAGATTGACGCAGCAGGAACCGGATGCATGCTCATCCACCGAAGCGTTCTAGAGAAGATGCGCGAAGTCGCAGATTCAAACCAGGGAACAGAATGGTGCTGGTTCTGGGATGGGCCTGTAAATGGAGATTGGATCGGCGAAGATTTATTATTCTGCCGAAGAGTCAAAGCGCTCGGATTCAAGATTCATGTCAACACAGCCGCAATATTGCCGCATCAGAAGAACTTCTGGATGGAAGAGATTCATCATGATATTTGGAAAGATTAAGAAAATCCGGCGAAAGCCGGTAAAGGAAACAGCAACCGCCGATCCCAAACTAGAACGCGCAATGCTGCCGAAACCGGAAAGAAGGACGAAGCGTGGCCCTAACTAATGCTTATTGCACACTTGCCGAATTAAAGGCATCGCTTGCGATCACAGACAGCGTCGACGATACCCCACTCGAAGCAGCGATCACAGCAACCAGCCGCATGATTGACGATTACACCGGGCGCTTCTTTTATCGAAACGGAACCACACAATCACCGGTGGCCCGTTATTACACCCCACTCGATCCCTGGACAATGAACATGGACGATAACGTTTCGATTACCGAAGTCGCGACAGACGATAACTTTAATCAGACATGGGATACCGTCTGGTCAACCAGCGACTACATGCTCGAGCCAGTAAATAACCCACAGCGCGGATGGCCAGTCAACCGCATCCTTGCAATCGGGCGATACGTTTGGCCTTATTATTTGCCACAATCTTGCCGAATCACCGGCGTCTGGGGATGGACAGCAACACCAGCAGAAATAAACATGGCAACCTTGATCCAAGCAGCTCGTTTATTTACACGCCGCCAATCACCATTCGGAATTGCAGGAAGCCCGGATTTAGGAACAGTGCGCCTTACAGCAAAACTAGACGCAGACGTTGAAGCCTTGCTTCGACCATTCCGCAAGAACAATGGGCTGGCTAAATAATGCCAATGCAACCAAGCCAAGTCCGCGATGCGTTAAAGACAAGATTGCAAACAATTTCAGGACTTCGCGTTTACGAAGTAATTCCAGAACCAATAACACCGCCATGCGCCGTCGTGGGTCAATTAGACTTCACATTCGATATCGATAATGCCAGAGGATTAGATCAGGCAAATGTAGATATTTATGTGATTGTCCAACGCTTCTCAGAGCGAGCAGGCCAGGACAAGCTAGATGGATACCTTGCAGGCACAGGAGCAACATCTATCAAAGCAGCAATAGAGGGAGACAGAACGCTTGGCGGAACATGCCAGACATTGCGAGTAATCGGCGCAGAGTCTGGAACATACGACTCGCAATCAGTCACATTCCTCTCTTACCGATACCGCCTAACAATCTGGGGATAAGGAGAACCACATGACATACACAGTAATCTCAAACCGAGAAGTCTGCGGCAAAATCAAAGGCGACACAATCACAGCAAAAGAATTGCAAGATGCAGGACTCAGTGCAGAAACTCTGATCGCTGGAAACCACATCAAAGCAAGTAACACAGCACCACAAATTCCATCCATCAAAACCGAAACAGAAGAAGGAGCGACAAAATAATGGCTCGCATAGTTCTAACTAACGCATTTATCTCCGTCGGCGGAGTAGACCTGAGCGATTTGGTCGCATCAGTAACACTCTCTGAAACATTCGACGTCGTCGAAACCACCGCATTCTCATCAACAGCAGCAAAGACTCGTGTTGCTGGATTAGAAGACAATTCAATCACCCTGGAATTTCACCAGGATTACGCAACAAGCGAAGTGGAACAGACAATCTACCCACTTCTCGGAACACCAGCAGCAGTAATCGTTAAGCCAAATGGCTCAGCCACTGGCGCATTCAATCCAAGCTATACCTGTTCTGCTATTATTTCAGAGTGGACTCCGATAAACGGATCCGTCGGCGAATTGGCAACAGCAAGTGTGACTTGGCCAATTACCGGAGCAATCACTAAGGCGGTCGCATAATGGCAAGACTCGTATTAACAAACGCATCTGTTGTATTTGGAAGCACAGATCTCTCGGATTATATTTCGAGCATTTCTTTAAATTCGACATTTGATATCGTCGAGACAACTTCATTCGGAAATTCTGCAAAAACTCGGGTCGCGGGCCTCGCAGACAATTCCGTAACGTTCGAATTTCACCAGGACTATGCAACAGGAGAAGTAGAGCAAACAATTTATCCGTTACTTGGAACAGCAGTCAGCGTAGTAGCAAAGCCAGTAGCAGGAACAACAACAGCAGTAAATCCGCAATACGCATTCTCGGCGCTAGTTTCAGAATGGACTCCGATTAACGGATCCGTCGGTGAATTAGCGACAGCAAGTGTAACTTGGCCGATCTCCGGCGCAATTACAAAGACAACAACCTAAAGAAAACAGGGGGAAAAGATGGATGGATTAAACATCAAAGTTAAGACGACTGATGGCGTGGAAAAAACG